AGGGACGTAGCCTCTGATGTACTGTCTAGGATGTTTAGGCAGCACGTAGGGGAGCAAGTAGCTAACTTAGGGTTTGACTACGTTAACGGTAAGCTTACGTCTCTTGAGCCACTACGCCAAGTGTTAGAGGCACACGAGGATAACTTCATGCCTAACATGAATGTTGAGTGGGCTGACATTGATATAGATACCATCTTAGAGGCTGGTACTAAACAGTCACAGTGGAAGTGGAACATACCTAGCCTCGCTGGGCGCATAGAAGGAATTAGTAGTGGACACTTTATCATTGTGGGTGCTAGGCCCAACACAGGTAAGACAAGCTTTCATGCGTCTACTATTGCCTCACCTAGTGGCTTTGCAGAGCAGGGTGCTAAGTGTATGGTGTTGTGTAACGAGGAAGAGTATGTACGTGTAGCTGAACGCTACCTGTGCGCTGCTGCCAGTATGGATACAGATGAGATCAAGTCTAACTATGCATTAGCTGCAGCTAGGTACAAGAAGGTGCGTGAGAAAATCAGCATGTTTGATAGCACAGGTAAAGACTTAGGTTGGGTAGAGAACATCATTAAGCATAGTAAGCCCGACATAGTTGTACTTGACATGGGTGATAAGTTTGCTGTAAAGAGCAGTGACAAATCAGACGTGTACCTCAAGGCTGCTGCTATTCATGCTCGTAACATAGCGAAGAAGTATAACTGTGCTATCATATGGATGAGTCAGTTGTCTGCTGATGCACAAGATAAAGTATACCTTGATCAGTCTATGTTGGAAGGTAGTAAGACAGGCAAGGCAGCAGAGGCAGACCTCATGTTGTTGATAGCTAAGAACCAAGTTACTGAGGGTGATGACGATGACAACCAGCGACACATCAATGTAGCTAAGAATAAATTAAAAGGTGGATGGCATGGGGTTGTCCATTGTGAGTTAGATGGGGGCAGGTCACAGTACCTAGCCTAATGAAAGGACTACAATGCGGTTTGTATTAGATGTTGAGAATACAACACAGAAGAGGAACAACAAGTTATTCCTAGACCCTTGGGAGCCTAACAACTTCTTAGTTAATGTGGGTGTACGTGATGTGGATGATGGAGATGAGACACAAACGTTTGATCTTCAGCACAAGGAATACGTTGATCAGTCAGGAATTGAAGCTAGACGTATACAGAAGATATTAGATCACACTACCTTGCTCATCATGCACAACGCACAGCATGACTTAGCTTGGCTGTGGGAGTGCGGCTTTAAGTATGATGGGCCTATATGGGACACCATGTTAGCTGAAAGTATATTACTCAGAGGAAACAACCTAGAGATCACACCCAATGGCGTAGCTAAAAAGATATCTATGTCTCTAGGTAACACAGCTATACGTAGAAACCTTGAGTTCCAAAAGGATGACACCCTAAAGAAGTACTTCAAGGATGGGTACAATACAGATGAGATACCATTATCAGAATTGACTTTTTATCTTGAGGCTGATTGCAACACCACTGCTGAACTGTTTCACGCACAGGTTGCAGACTTTTCTGCGCCTGAGTCAGCAAGCCTTATCAAAGTGAGAGACATTACATTTAATGTATGTAAGCTACTCACCCGTATGAAGCAGACAGGTATGAAGGTAGATCGTAAGGCTCTTGATGCAGTGCGTAAAGAGTACGAAGAAGAGCGAGGTGCTATACAATCACGCTTACAGATGCAGGTACGTGAGGTTATGGGTGACACACCTGTTAACTTGAACAGTCCAGAGCAGATGTCTCAGGTAATCTTTAGTCGTAAGCCCCACTCAAAAGATGATTGGCCTAATCTATTTGATAACTGCAAGAAGTTGAGCGAACTAAAGGAGATAATTAATGCTAACAGTGATCTTCTGTATCGCACTGAGGCGTTCACTTGTCCCACTTGTGAAGGTAATGCAGAAACGTACAAAGTAAAGAAAGATGGGAGTAAGTATGCAAGACCCAACAAATGTAAGGACTGTGATGCCAGAGGATATCAACTTAAGAAGCAATCTCGTATGGCTGGGTTTGGGTTCTTCCCTCCTAATGCTTCTTGGGTTAGTGCTAGTGGCTTCTCTACAGGAAAAGACGTACTAGATATTCTTAGGGCAACAGCGATAGATAACAGCATGGATGTAGCTGTTAAGTTTCTTGAAGACTTAAAGAGACTCAATGCTGTATCTAGTTACCTGTCAAGCTTTGTTGACGGTATTGAAACCTACACCAAGCCAGATGATATACTACATGTGTCATTAACGCAACACATTACGTCTACAGGCAGGTTCTCTGGACGTGAGCCTAACATGCAGAATATGCCTAGAGGTGGGACGTTCCCAGTTAAGCGTGTGTTCATATCACGATGGGAAGGTGGAAAGGTTATGGAAGCTGACTTTGCACAGCTAGAGTTTAGGGCTGCGGCATTCTTGTCACAAGACCCTGTAGCTATGGAAGAGATCAATACAGGCTTTGATGTACACTCTTACACTGCACAGATCATTACTGATGCAGGACAGCCTACGACTAGGCAAGCAGCCAAAGAACACACTTTCGCTCCTCTCTTTGGTGCGACAGGGTTTGGCAGAACTAAGGCTGAAGCTGCATACTACCACCACTTCCTTGATAAGTATGAGGGTATAGGTGAGTGGCACAAGAAGCTAGGCAGTGAGGCTATACGACTACAGAAGATAACCAATGTGTCAGGTAGGCAGTATGCCTTTCCCGGCACACATCGCAGAGCTAATGGCACACCTACTAACTTCACTAGAATTAAGAACTATCCAGTGCAAGGGTTTGCTACTGGTGATGTTGTACCTGTTGTACTACTTGAGATAGATAACAGGCTCAAAGGTTTACAATCACGGCTGGTGAACAGTGTTCATGACTCAGCGGTGATAGACATACACCCACAAGAAGAGAAGGAGGTGCTAGGTGTTATTGACGATGTTAATGAGAACCTAGATGCAATCATCAACAGATACTATGGGGTAGAAATGAATGTACCCTTACTTTTAGAGGCCAAGATAGGACCGAATTGGCTTGACACTGTTGATGTATAATGGTATAACTACGGTTCGTTTAAAGCTCAGAAAGGATATATAATGAGCAATGAGTTGAGTACTAACTTCGCTGGATCAGACTTGGCAGCGGCAATGGGTTTCGGAGAAATGGATTCCTCTACTTCCTCTGCACCAAAGATACCCATGTTGAATCAGGTGCAAGCACCTATCATGGTTGAACATGTTGTCGATGACGAGGTAGAAGAGAAGGTTGTAGTACCCCTTGGAGCATACAAGCTCAAAGATGGTGAAGGTAACGAGGTGTATAGTCGATCTGTATCCATCCGTTTATTTGCACAGCGGCAGCAGTGGACGCAGTTCGACACTGACATAGGTAGATCACACAGCACAGTCATGGTTACTAAACTGAAGGGTGACTTGAAGGATAGTAGGGGTACTTTTAATCTAGGCCGAGATAGTAAGTACAGGACACCAGAAGAATGGGCTGCTTTAGATGAAGACTACAAGGCCCGTCAAAGCAGTGTGAAGAACTCTAAAGTATTGTTTGGTAAGGTATCAATGAACAAACCTTTTGATGCTAAAGGTAATCCTATGCAAGGCTACGATGGTGAGATTGACTTTGTGTATTACGTTAAAAACTTCCAAAGCAAGAAGTCTATGGACGCTGCACTACAGGAGATAACCGCTAAGAAGCTGTTACCTATTGAGCATACTATCAAGCTTACATCTAAGAAAGAAAAGATGTCTACTAATAGTTACGCTACTGTGGTGGCATCACTGGGGTCTAAGGTATCTATGAAGGACGATGATCAAGATACACTTCGTTCTTTTGTTGACTACATAGACAACTCTAATGATTACATTCTTAGCGAGTGGAAGAAGTTAAACAAGCCTGATGTAGCTATCTCACCTGACGTGCTTGATGCTATCGTACAAGTAGAGGAGGCTCCATACTAATATGGATATGAATCATGTCGCTGAACTTCCTATCAAGAAGTTGATGCGGGATGCTACTCTAGGCAAGTCCAGTATGTCGGAGGCAATCATTGATAAGGTTGCCTCTGATGTCAAAGAAGGCTTAGACAAGCAGTTCAACGGGGGTCCACGTGATAAGTTTAAACTTAGAATGTCAAACATTGGACGCCCTATATGTCAACTATGGTTTGAAAAGAATAGACCAGAAGAGAAAGAACCGTTACCTGAACAGTTTATGATGAACATGATGCTAGGTGATATAGTTGAGGCGATATTCAAAGGTATATTGCGTACAGCAGGTGTCAAGTTTAAAGACAACGATGTTGTGAACTTAGACTTAGGTGGTGGCAGACGCCCAATCAGAGGAGAGTATGACTTAGTTATGGAAGGCAGAGTGGATGACATCAAGTCTGCATCTGATCACTCCTACACTAAAAAGTTTGTTGACCTTGAGACACTACAAGCTAATGATCCTTTCGGCTACGTAGCACAGCTTGTAGGCTACGCTACAGCAGCAGGTAAGAAGGTTGGGGGTTGGTGGGTAGTCAACAAAGCTAACGGCCATCACAAGTACGTCTCAGCCAAGAACGTAGACGTTGATGTAGTCTTAGATAAGATGCGTGAAACGTATGACTACCTAGAGAACGATGAACCACTTGAGCGTCAGTACACAGACATACCTGAGACCTATCGCAAGAAAGAATCAGGTAACAGAAAGCTATGCAGAGAGTGTGGCTGGTGTTCATTCAAGAAAGCTTGTTGGCCTGACTATCAAAAGCTACCATCAAGAGTCTATCAAGGCAAACTAACAGCACCTATGGTGCACTACACTAAACTGAAAGAGGAAAATGTAAATGGCTAAAGTGACACTAAACGATATTGAATACGACTCAGAAGACTTTAACGAAACACAGCTTTCTTTGTTAACAGAGATACAATATAGCGCAAAAATGAAGCGACAGCTAGAGTTTCAATTAGCTAGTATGTCTAACATGGGTATTCTTTTAGTAGACAAACTTAAACAGGCACTAGAAAATGAGACTATCCCAGAAGAAGACGATGCCTAAACCTAAAAGGCAACACCTTAAAGCCAAGTACAGGAGTGGCCTTGAAAAACAGACTGCTCTTGTTTTGTCTGAGTGCCAGAAGAAAGTAAGGTATGAATTACTTAAAATAGAATGGGAGGACTTACGTTACCGTACTTACACTCCTGACTTTCAGTTAGACAACGGTATCTTTATTGAAACTAAAGGTATCTTTGATAGTGAAGACAGGCACAAGCATATACAAGTAAGGAAGCAGCACCCTGAGTTAGACATAAGGTTTGTCTTTAGTAACTCTAAGGGTAAGCTGTATAAAGGTTCCAAGACTACGTATGGTGATTGGTGTGAAAAGAATGACTTCTTATATGCTCATAGGTTGATACCAAATGAATGGTTGACATCTCCCGGCGCATGTGTTACGGCTAAACTAATACCTCTCAAAACAAAAAGGAAAGATTAATGTCTAGTGATATAGGTGAAGCTGAAGTTGCAATACTGATAAAGCCTCTAGGAGATGGGCGCATAGAGACTTGTATATACAAATCACCTGATAACTACTTGGATGATGATGCCTTAGAGATAGCTCTTGATGTAGCATTAACTATGAATGCTTTGTTTGAGTTAGCATTAGATGAGGAGTCTGATCTTTTAGAGGGTCTAAAGGCTAGTGTTGAGTCAAAGATACAAGAGATTATGAATGATTCAATGGAGAGAGAACAAGAGAAGCCAATCTATACTTCAGATGGTAATATCTTAAAGATAAACAGGTTCACGAAAACAAAGGGTAGCTGCTAACATGGCTAAGTGGAAAGAAGTAGACACCGATATGGTAAATAGCCCACCTCACTACGGCACAGGGTCTATAGAGTGTATAGAGTACATAGAAGACTTTCTAACTGATGAAGAGTACATAGGATACCTAAGAGGCAACATAGCTAAGTACCTACATAGGTGGCGATACAAGAACGGTATAGAGGACTTGAAGAAAGCTGAGTGGTATGGTGCTAGACTAATAAAAAAGGTAGAGAAACAATGAAGACTAGAAAGTTTAGTGCTACGTTTGTTCTTGAGGTAGATGAAGAGAACAATATACTATCTTCTCATGATATACACCACAATGAAGATATCAGGGACTTGCTTGAAAACTTAGTCTTTGATATAGATGACGTTACCATACACAACATTAACGTGAGGGAACACGGATGATTACACAACAAGAAATAAATGACTTCGCTGAGTACGACAGAGAAGACACGATCAGTAGCCTCAAGGACTATACACCTCTTGATATGGTCAAAGAGTTTGCTACAGCAATGGATCACCCGCTTGGGGAAAAGTATGGCTACAGTAGACAGCTAGAAGGTCTGCGTTGGTTACTCCTCAAAGAAGAGTACAATGAAGTACGTGATGCAGATGGGCCACAAGAGCTACTTAAAGAGTTAGCTGACTTGGTGTACGTTACATATGGATATGCAGCCACGTATGGGTGGGACTTAGATGAAGCTTTCCGTAGGGTACACGCATCCAATATGTCAAAGCTAGGACCACAAGGCAAGCCAATCAAACGGCCTGATGGCAAAGTATTGAAGGGGTCACACTATTGGAAGCCTGACCTGTCTGATTTAGTATAAGGAAAGTAAAGATGAGTAATAACTATCTACCAAGTGACTACCAAACCTTCATTGCAACCAGCCGCTATGCACGTTGGATTGAAGACGAAGGACGCCGTGAAACATGGGGTGAAACTGTAGAGCGTTACTTGCAGAACATAGCTAAGACATGGCTCAAGCCTGTTGACCTAGATGAAATGCGTGACGCTATTCTTAGCCTTGAGGTTATGCCTAGTATGAGGTCACTTATGACTGCAGGAAAAGCGGCAGACAGAGATAATACCTGCATGTATAACTGTAGCTACCTACCCGTAGATGACCCTAAGTCTTTCGATGAGGCTATGTTCATCCTCCTTTGCGGGACGGGGGTTGGTTTCA